ATCTGGTGGTGGGGTGATTTCGATTGGATGAACGAAAAATGCCCATCCACGGGCGAAACTGAGAAACTACTGAAATGAAAAAGATTAGTAATAGCCCGTTGGATGCGGCGGCTTGTTCTGGATCTGCTGCTGTGCGGGATCTGGAACGTCATAACGCCGCGTGGGTGAAACACTTCGTCAAGCCCGTGGCTCGCTTCATGCGTGAGCGCGGAATCTCTGAGGTGCGGATCAAAATCGGCAAAGATGGCAAAGCGTCATACCTGCTGGAACCTGATGCCGAATGGCTCGGGGATAGTATCCAGAACGCTGATGTGGATGCACCCGCACACGAAAGACAATAATATGCCAGAATACACGCTACACGACTACGATGATAACGAAGCCAAACAACCTGCTAGTGCGGGTTGTCATCCCACGACTTGTTCTCCCTCTTCGGATACGCCGAAAAGCGACAAGCTCGCCGCCATGCTGATACATCCAGACTCCATATTGAGTGTTAGGAAATACGTCAAGAAATCCCTCAAGTTATCCCGGAAACTTGAAAGGAAACTTGCGGAGAGCATCGCAAGCGAGGCGTCAGAAACACGATGGGCGGCTCAATACAAAGCCGAGCGGGACGAGGCCAGACAGACGGCGGAAATATTCCGAGCGTGCGCCGAGCGGAAATTCGGCCCGATGCCGTTCCCGCGCAAATTCCTTTGGGAGAACAGTGAATTGTAGGAACTGAAAAGTGTCGATAACCACACAAAACCATGAAAACAGTCGAAGAAGTTTTGCAAGCATTTGAGACGGCCGCACTCAATGCAGGACTGATGCGTAACACTCGACGCACCTATGCGGCGACGATCGATGAGTTTTCGCGGATGGTGAAGCGGGGCGAAATCACGGGTCCGCAGGGATATTTCGACCATCTCGCCAGCGTCAAAAAACTGGCACCGAACACGGTTTGCCATGCGTTGAATCCGTTGAAATTCCTTTATGAGAAAGTGCTGGGCCGTGAATTTGGACAGTATGACATGCCGAAACGGAACCGATCCAAGCCGGTGCGCTCTGTTCTGACGATGCGGGAGATTCTGGCGATGATGCAGACGATGCCGCGCGTGCCACGCCTCCAGGCGGGACTGCTGGCCGGATGCGGACTGAGAATTGAATCGGACATGCTGACGCTCCGATTGAAAGACATCCGACTGCAAGACCGCGTGCTGACGATCTACGAGGCGAAGGGAGGGAAATCGCGCGCACTGCGAATTCCGGAATCCCTGGTGACTGATTTGGAGCATCAAATCCAATGCTGCCGCCGCCAATGGGAAAAAGACAAAGCCCGTGGGATTATCTGCCCACATCCACAAGAAAGCCTCATGCGGAAACTTTCCAAGCAAACATTCGGCACGCTGCCGTGGTATTGGCTTTTCCCGTCTCAGAAAGTGCATGGGCAGGAACGCTGGCATGCGACCGATAAACGACTGGTGACGGCTCTGCGCGAAGCGGCCGGGCTGGTGGGGATCACTCAGCGGGTGAATCCGCATGCGCTCCGCCATAGCTACGCGACCGGACTGCTGCGCGAGGGCGTGGACGTGCGCGTGATCCAGGAGCAGATGGGCCACACCAATCTGACGACGACGGAACTATACCTCCACACGGCTGGGAAGAAAGCAGTGGACAGCCCGCTGGATGCCGAGGCTGCCAGAAACATCATTCCCATCCGCCAATCCGCATGAAATTCCCCCGCGTCCGCCACAAGTTCCACGCCGTTGCCACCGAGTGCGACGGGATCAAGTTTTCCAGCAAGAAAGAAGCGCGCTATTACCAGACGCTGAAACTGCGGCAGGCCGCCGGTGAGGTGGTGTTTTTCCTACGCCAAGTGCCGATCCATCTGCCTGCACAAGTGAAATATGTGGTCGATTTCCAAGAATTCCACGCGGACGGCTCGGTGCATTTCGTGGATGTGAAGGGAATGGAAACCCCGACCTTTAAGACGAAGCGCCGGATGGTAGAAGCCCTTTACCCCTTCAAGATCGAAACCGTATGAAGCCGCGCCCGTGCTGCCCGACATGCGGCAGCAGTTACCCGAATTTACTCTGCCCAAATTGCAGACCTGACATAGACGAGATAGAACAGAAACCAACACATAGACATGAAAACAACAACCGCAATCACACAATCCGCGCCGAAGCTCTCGGCGCTCAACCTCATGGCCAGCAAGTTTTCCGTTGAACCGGACAAACTGCTCGGCACATTGAAAGCCACCGTCTTCAAAGGCGCGACCAACGAAGAACTTCTGGCCCTCGTCGTTGTCGCCAACACCTACGGACTCAACCCGCTGACAAAGGAGATTTATGCCTTCCCGGCCAAGGGCGGCGGCATCGCACCAATCGTCAGCATCGATGGATGGATTCGCATGTGCAACGACCACCCGCAGTTCGACGGGATGGACCTCGACGTTGAATTTTCCGATGATGGGAAACCTTTTGCGGGCGTTTGCACGATATACCGCAAGGACCGCAGTCACCCGACGCGCATCACGGAATACATGAGCGAGTGCGGCGGCGGATCGATGCCGTGGAAGCAGTTCCCGGCGCGGATGTTGCGGCACAAGGCGCTCATTCAGGCGGCCCGTGTGGCATTCGGATTCAGCGGAATTTACGACGAGGATGAAGGCAGGGAGGTTGCCATGCGTGATGCCACGCCGCGCGGCAAGCGCCAGGCGCCCGCGGGCGGGCCGTCGTTTGCTCTGCCAGACGCATCACCGGAACCTGCCACCGAACAGGATGAAATCCCCATGAACTTCGACACTGACACCGCGCCATGAAATATCCCGATTGTAAACTCATCGACGTTGAGCAGCGCAGCGATGAATGGTTTGAGGCCCGCAAGGGCCATCTAACCGCATCGCAGTTCGGCGACTGGCTGACAAAGACAGGCAAGGTGGCCGAAAAAGCACGCCTTGCCGCCGCCAGCAAATGCCTTGCCGAACTTGCCGGGTATCCCGATCCGCCGCCGTTTGAGACTGACGACATGCGGCGTGGTGTGGCGTTGGAGCCGGAAGCCCGTGATGCGTTCCAAATCCACACCGGGCTGGAGGTTGATGAGATCGGTTTTGCCAAGTCGATTCATGGCTATTACGGATGCTCGCCGGATGGGTTGATCCTATCCGATGGACACGGTTTGGAAATCAAATGCCCGCGCCCGTCGAAGCTGATCCAATACTGCGCTTCCGGTGAATTGCCGGAAGAATACAAGGCGCAGGTCCATGGATCGATGGCCGTCACCGGCGCGAAGGCATGGCATTTCTTCGCTTATCATCCCGGATTCCCGTTTTTCCATATCCTGGTCAAACGCGACTCATACACCGAGGAAATGGCGGAAGGGCTGAAGTCATACAGCAACTATTTCGCGGCGCTCGCCAGCCGGATGCAAGAACTTAAAACAAAGCAGGAATCATGAAACGCACACTCGAAAGATACAAAGTCATCAAAGGTGGCACAAAATACCGCTGGCGTGTTGGTGACATTTGGGAAGTAATCGAATACGATCATGACAAGGGATATACGCACCTTTGCCGAAATAGGACTAGCTATCTTAACGGTCGGGCTATGGCTATCCAACATGAAAACAGCGGACATTTCCAGCAAATCCCATGAACTGGCTCAACACCCCGACAAGCATCATACACGCGCCGGAATATGTCGGCAGCGAACCCACCCAGCGGGCAACATGGTGGAATCTGATGGTTTACTGCGCCGAACAGGAAAACGGCGGGGTAATTGTCGGTGGCTCCGCGTGGAAGGATAGGCGCTGGCAACAGACTTGCGGGGTGACTGCCGAGGAAATCCATGACGACTGCGACCTGTGGGAGCGGAGTGGGAATGACATCGTGCTTTGGGGCTATCCAAAGGACAAGGAAACCGAGGTAAAGGCCAAGCGTGAAGGCGGTTCTATTGGCGGAAAAAGACGCGCTGAAAATGCAGTTTCAAGCATCGCGTCAAGCTCAGCTTCAAGGAGTCCTTCAAGCTCAGCTTCAACGGAAAGGAAAGGAAAGGAAGGGAATGGAATAGGAAAGGAAGTCGCTAGCGCTCCTGTGGACGCGAGCGTGCGCGACGGGATTCCATTTCCTGATTTCCCACCAGAACCCAACGGCAACCACCCCAAGGAATCTGCCAGCCACATGAACGAACTCGCTGCCCGAGTGCGCGGCCTGCGACCGGAATGGAAGAAAATGGCGCTGACCTATGCCGAAATGCGCAGCCTGACAGAGTGCGCGGCATCCTTGGAAGGACTCGACGCGGACGACTGGGAAAACATCCGCCGCTACCTCGCCGCCAAACTGCCCGAAGGCAGCGGAGGCTGGCAGCCACGAAGCCGCGCCAAGTTTCTGGAATCCGCGCCCGACGTTTACAGCCACGCCGCCCAATGGGCATCGAAGAACAAACCAGCCACATCACAACCCCGCACCGGAGGATGGAAATGAACGCCGGTGCTGTGGCACGGCAGCCGATAGCGAACTCTGACAACACCAACCAACTATGACACCACCCCAAGAATCCAACACGCAACGGGCTGCCGTTGCTCACCAGCCACTTGTTCGGCTTTCTGATGCTATGATCGCGTGGAACCCTACATGGGGACTTTGCGCGAGAGGCGGCGAACCCGGACAAGTCGGAGTGTGCAAACACCCTGACGGCGGCCAACTCAAACACCTCTCTATGTGGTGCAAGCCTTCGCAATCCATCCCCGAAGGACCATACCCGCAAAAGGAGGCCAAACACGCGTGGACAATGCTCCGGCTGATGGTTGAGGTGTGGCATATCGCCTGCCGTGACGGTGTGCCGTTGGGAAACCTCCACGCCGCTCTGTCTGCTATCCCGGAATACAACGAGCTGCTCGCGGAGGACTTCAAAATTCTTGAGCCGAACACGCTGTTATCCCACCCTTGCCAAGCAAGCGAATTGAACACAAACCCATGAAAACCTGCATGAATTGCCAAAACGCTGAAACCAACCGCGGATACGATTGCCCGCGCTGTGACACGCTCCTGACGCTCGCCTGCATGGTCAACAGCAAGTGGACGCCTGACGAGCTTTCCGACCTCAGCAAGACCCTGCGGAGCGCCAGCATTTGGGAACTGCGCAAAGAACGCTCCGGGGCGATCCTACTGCAAAACCTCCTGGGCGTGTGCCAGCGGCTTTGTATGGTCCGCAAACTCGACCCTGACGCCATGCGCCTGTCCCTCGCTAGCAGGATTGACAAGCAGCTTGTCCACCTCCAGAAGGTGGCGGAATACGACGCGCAGAATGGTGCCGGCGCCTATGCGGCTGACCTCAACCGCGCCATTGCAGAGGCTGGGGCCGATTTGGTTGCAAAACTCGGGGCCAAAATCAAACGCCAACCGATCGCCGCATGATGCAATTACGTTACAAATGCACTTGATTTGCGTTTAACAAAGTGTCAAATTGTGCGCCATGGCAAA